GGTGTTGTTGACGAACCAGGCAATGCAGTAGGCGATGCCTTCACCAAAATCGAAGTAGCACTTAACTTGCACGAGGATAACTTCCGTCAAGTTTATGTAACTGCTCCGACTACAGCTACGGCTGGTAACTAAGGGAGATAAATAATAATGGCTATTAATAGAGCAAGTATTGCAAAAGAGCTACTCCCTGGTCTTAACGCCGTATTCGGCCTTGAGTATGGGGAAGTTGCTGACGAACATGCACCGCTGTTTGACGTTGAAAACTCAGACCGTGCATTTGAGGAAGAAGTTCTCTTCACTGGCTTCGGCACTGCACCTGTTAAAGGTGAAGGCGCTGCCGTATCTTACGACGATGCCCAAGAAAGCTACACCTCACGCTATACGCATGAGACAATCGCTCTTGGCTTCGCTGTTACGGAAGAAGCTATGGAGGACAACCTCTATGACACATTCGCTAAACTGCGTGCCAAAGGTTTGGCTCGTGCTATGGCGAACACGAAACAAGTTAAAGCTGCCGATGTTTTCAACAATGGCTTTAACTCTGCCTTTGCAGGTGGTGACGGACAAGCTTTCTTCTCCGCTTCACACCCGACCATTGGCGCTGGCGACCAAAGCAACGCCTTGGCTGCTTCTGACCTTTCGGAAGCCGCTTTGGAAACTGCATTGTTTGCTATTTCTAAAACTAAAGATGACCGTGGCATCCTGATTGGTGCGCAAGCTGAAAGCCTGCACATCCCGTCAGACCTGGCCTTCACTGCAGACCAGATTTTGAACTCGCCGCTGTCAACCACGATTGCTAACTCTGCTACCAATGTCAACGACATTAACAGCATTCGCAATCAAGGTCTTGTCCCGAATGGCTTCTATGTGAACCGCCGTTTCACGGACACGAATGGTTACTTCATTAAGACTGATGTGCCGAATGGTGCGAAAATGTTCGTCCGTTCACCGCTTCAGACTAAAATGGAGCCTGACTTCGACACTGGCAACCTGCGCTTTAAAGCTCGTGAGCGTTATGCGTTTGGTTTCAGTGACTGGCGTGGTTTCTACGGAAGCCAAGGTGCTTAATTAAAACACCTATTAGCTGACCTTTGAAGGGGGTGGGACTTGTATCTCACCCCCTTTTTTAGTATAATATAGCTATTGACATTTTTTATAGGAGCAATCAATGACTAATATTAGAAGCGCATTTGTTTCTGGGACTGGTACTTTTGTAGATTCGCTTACTAGTGTGACTGTTACCGACACCCGTGTTCGTGGTGTTAACTGTGTAGGCACAGGCATTGTAGTTATCACTGGTACGTCTGTTGACCCATTTGGTAATACCAACGGTGGTCGCATTAAGTTCCAAGTAAACGGCGACACTTATCAGGACTTCGCAGACAATGGTATTCGCATGGCAGGTAAGGTTATCGTATCTGCAGCAGCAACTATTTCTACGACTATTTACTATGGCTAATTATACTTATCTTGTTACCGACATTATTGAAGCCACTGAGAATGATGGCAGCGAATTTGTTTCGGCTATTCCCAAAATGGTTAACCGTGTAGAAGAACGGCTAACTAAAACATTGGACGATTATGGTTTGGTAACAACTACAACAGTTACATTATCAGCAGGCAAGAACAGCCTTACACTTCCTTCGGGAACACGATATGTAAAGAATCTTCGCATTGAAGATAGTGGAACTAAAATTAATCTGCTGCAGAGAACAGATGAGTTTATTTATGACTACTGGCCTGTCAGCGCAAGTACGGGAACTCCAAAGTATTATGCAAAGAAAACAAACACCGATGTTATCGTTGCTCCTACTGCAAGCGCTACTTACAGCGGGGAACTTGTATATGTCGCTAGACCGACTACACTGACTAGTGTAAATCAAACTAACTACTTCTCTGACTTTTGCTATGACGCTTTGTTTTATGGCTGCATGGTAGAGGCAGGAGATTTTATGAAAAACTTTTCAGTAAGCAGTTATTACGAACAGCGTTATCAACTTGCTGTTGAAGCATTAAGAAACCAAGCACGCAGAACACGGCGTGACGATATGGAAGCACCTGCTTCTATGGCGGGAGAAAACACAATTGGAGGAAGACAATAATGGCTATTACAAAAAAATTAGCAGGTGGTGCTTTAGCAAAACTACCAGCCGCTGCTAAACAGGTTAAGAAAGCAGCAGCTAAACAAAAGCGTGCTGTAGGAACAAACCAGTCAGGTAAAAAACCTGTTGAAGGTATGTCTAAAGTAGACCGTCTTGAGTTTGAGTTTGATGGTTTAAAGCCTACTGCTCAACGTGCAATCATTGGTAATGTTCGTGCTGGTAAACAAAGCAAATATGCAGATATGCTTAAAGAAAGAAAAGGCATTAAAGTAGAAAAAGGTTATGGCGGCAAGATGACTAAGAAGTCTGCTGGCGGTGCAGCTGCTGCAGCTATGCAAGCTCTTGAAGGTAGGAAAAAACGCCGTGTACAAGCCGCAAAAGATTTAGGTCCAAAGGTTCTTAAAAAGGGTGGCACTCCTAAAGGTGTAGGTTGCGCTACACGTGGTTACGGAAAGGCAATGAAGTAATGGCTAAGTTAACCGAAAAGCAAAAAAAGATTGACATGAATAAAGATGGTGTTATTGATGACAAGGACTTTAAAATTATTAATGCAGACCGAACAGGTGGCTCAACCATGACTAAGAAAAAACATGGTGGTGGAGTTTGCGCTCGTGCAACTGGTCAAGGTTTTGGTAAGGCAAGGAAGCGCTAATGCCTTTGTATAAAGGAACAAGTGATAAGACTATTAGCAAGAACATTAGTAAGCTAATGGATGAGGGTTATGGTCAAAGCCAAGCGGTAGCTATTGCTATGAGTGAGGCAGGTCGTTCTGTTTCTAAAAAGAAAGGTAGCCGTGTCAATGAAGCAGGCAACTACACAAAACCTGGTATGAGAAAAAAAATAGTTGAGCGTATTAGGGCTGGAGGCAAAGGCGGTAAACCTGGTCTGTGGTCAGCAAGAAAAGCTCAAATGGTTGCTAAAGAATATAAAGCTAGAGGTGGGAGCTACACATCGTAGTATGTTAAATGGCAAAAGCAAAATCACAAAAGTCTTTAGACAAATGGGAAAAAGAAGACTGGGGTACAGCAAGTGGTAACCCAAGCACACAGGGTAAAAAAGCTACAGGTGAGAGGTACTTACCTAAAAAGGCGAGGGATGCACTCACAAAAGCAGAGTATGCGGCAACTACGAGAGCAAAAAGAGAAGGAATCAAAAAAAGAAAGCAGCATGTTCCGCAACCTAAAGCTATAGCAAAAAAAACAGCTAAATATCGTACAGCTAAAAAGGGCGGCAAGATTAAACAAAAAACTCAATCAGGACATAACAGGTTATACTAATGGCAAAGAAAAAACTTACAGATGCTCAAAGAGCAAAGCAGATAAACGATGAGGCTATGGCAAAGCAGCCTTATGGTAATGTGGCAAGAGTAAAAACACGTAAAGATTCGGATGGCTCTTTTGTAACCGAGTATTATAAAACAAATAAAGATAAAGAACCTTTTGCAACTGACACCGTTTCTAAAAGTAAGGGTGGTAAGATTTCAGGACATAATAGGTTATACTAATGGCATTAACAAACGCAGAAAAAGCTAAACTAAAAAAATTAGGACTCAAAGGTTTAAATAAACCTAAGATGACTCCTAAACATCCAACTAAAAAAGCAGTAGTTGCAGTAAGGTGTGATAATGGAAAAATTAAAACAATTAGGTTCGGCGCTCAAGGAATGGGTCACAATTACAGTCCAGAAGCTCGTAGAAACTTTAAAGCAAGGCATTCGAAGAACATTGCTAGAGGCAAATGTTCAGCTGCTTACTGGGCTGATAAAGTTTTTTGGGCAGGTTCAAGAGGCAGTAAAAAACGCCCTCCTAAAAGTCAAAAACAGACTTTCGGTCTTGGTCGCAAGAACAGAAGACAAACTTAAAGACAATGGCGATAAGTAGGTCAGCGACCAGCCAGCAGGTAAGTAAGCCTGGTTCTAAGAAAAGGAGGTGGTCTGCAAAGCGCAAAAAGTCTATCAACTGTAAAAGTCCAAGAGGCTTCAGTCAAAAGGCTCACTGTGCTGGTCGCACCAAACGTAGGAGAAAAGCATAATGGCAACATCAGGAACATATAGCTTCTCAATGGATATTGATGAGGTAATCCAAGAAGCAATGGAAATGATTGGCGGTGAGCCGACACTAGGCGAAGAGCCTCGCTCTGCACGCCGTTCTATAAACCTGCTCCTGCAAGATTGGCAAAACCGTGGTATCCAACTTTGGACAATTAATACTACGGCGGTGACCGTGGCAACAAGTGTCACAGCCTATAGGCTAGACGCACACAATATTGATGTAGTTGAGGCAGTGGTCAATAGAGATAACACTGACCTGCAGCTAGAACGCATTAGCATGGAAGAGTATCTCAAGATTCCACGCAAAGGGCAAACGGGTCGCCCGACACAATACGCAGTACGCAGAGAGCGTGACAATCCTGTTGTGTATTTGTGGCCTGTACCCGAAAACAATACAGATAAAGTTAAGTTTGAAACTGTAAAATATTTTCAGGATGTTTCAAGGTCTTCACAAACTGCAGACATCTCTCGCCGTTTCTATCCCTGCCTTACTGCAGGTACGGCATACTTTATGTCCATGAAGCGACCAGGTGTCGATATGGGGAGAATCCAAATGTTAAAAACGGAGTACGAAGAAAGGCTGGTGCGAGCGCAAGAGGAAGATAAAGAACGTGCAAGCTTATATCTTACGCCCCGCCTGAACTATAAGTAATGGGAGCAACTAAATCATTAGGACTTTGTGACATCTGTGGCTTTCGGTATCCCCTGCGGGAGTTAAAAAAGAATAGCTATGGTATGATGGTTTGCAACATGGATTACGAAGGAAAGTATGACCGACATAACCATCCACAAAACAGAATAGCCAGAGTAACCGATGATGAAAACATTAGGGATGCTAGACCACAACGACCCTCTCTTGTTTCTGCAGTAGCGGTGTCGGCGTGGCTACCAAATTTGTAAATGGCACGAGGCAAGCATGTTAAAGCAGAATGTGATGTATGTGGTTTTTCTTATCCTCGCAGCAGGCTTCGAAAGAACAGCTATAACTTGTGGGTTTGTCCCGATGACTGGGATGGGTCATACAACAGAGTAGACCACCCACAGAATAGAACACCCGATATGCGGGACAGAAGTAACTTCGTAATGAATGCACGGCCTGACCCTAATATTGACAGGAACATAAACTGGGAAGATGCCACTGAACGACACACGATTATTTATCAGTGGGAACTATTAGATAAGAATTGGAATACAGTATAGATGGCAGACTTAACAGGTAAAAAGATTGCAAATACCTATAAAGACCTACTTCAGGTTAACTCTAGTGCATCTAATGATGGCCTGGACGGTACGCTACGCCGTGTCCAAGATGGTAGCGGTAAGAACTCTGCAATCTCTCTTTCACAAAGCGAAGCAAAGGTACATGGTGACTTAACTGTTACTGGTAATGTTTCTGCTGCAACAATTAATATGCAGGGACTTACTGTTTCTGCTTTGAATGCTGTAGATGTTTCTGCAACAAGAATCAATGCAACAAGTATTACAACTAGCACGCTGAATGCTACGACACTTGTATTTCAAGATGTAAGTGTTAGCAGCCTACGCACTGGTGATTTATTTGCTACGACTGTTAGTGCAGGCACGGTAAGCGCAACCACTATTGCTGCTACCAATATTACATTGGCAGGTGAGCCAGTAGCTACATCAGCAGGATTAGCAACAGTTAGTTCAACTATGGCTACTAGTATTGCTAATGTATCGGCAGCATTAGAGACTCGTATTGCAGGAGTAAGCTCTACCTTTGCTTCAACCTCTGCGACTTTGGAAAGTCATATTAACACGGTTTCGGCTACTTTGTCAAGTACTAATGTAGCATTACAAACATCTATTGCAAATGTTTCTAGTACAATGGCAACAAGCATTGCCAATGTGTCAGCTGCTCTTGAAAGTCGCATTGCAGGGGTATCTAGCACTTTTGCTACGACATCAGCTACACTTGAAAGTCGCATTGCGACAGTATCCTCAACAATGGCAACAAGCATTGGCAATCAAATGCCTAAATCTGGAGGAACGTTTACTGGTAATGTGGCTTTTGATACTGCTATCTCTGTTGCTGGTCAAGTGCATACTGCAAACGGAGTTAAAGTATCATCTTCATATCCTTATGTTAATTTTTCAGAAACAGATACAACAGATTTAAATTCATCTTTAATTAGTAATGGTGGTAAATTTCAACTTGGAACAGCAAATAATAGCTTTGGTAGTTTTACTCCTCGTTTTGAAATTGACCACTCAACAGGTAATGCTAACTTTACTGCCAATGTAACTGCCACAGCTTTTTATGGTGACGGTAGTAATCTTACAGATATTGTAGCTGCAAGTGTAGGAACTTCGGCTACATTAGAAACAAGAATTGCTACAGTATCTTCTACAATGGCAACAAGTATTAGCAATAGCAATTCTGCCATCGCTTCTGTAAATACTATCGCAGTTGCTGCCCTACCTAAAGCAGGTGGAGAAATCACTGGAACTGTAAGCATTCCAGATAATGTTAAAATACAGTTTGGAAGTGGCTCTAATAGAGTTGAGCTTTTACATACTGGCTCTAATTTTCATATGAGAGATGTCGGCGCAGGCAATATGATTATTAGAGGGTCTGATACTCTACAGCTTGAGTCTGCTATAGCTGCAAAGTATGTAGTTTGTAGTGCAGGTGAGGCAGTAAATCTGTATTATAATAATAATAAAAAAATGGAAACTACCAACACAGGTATTTTTGTAGATGGTAATGTTACTGCAACAGAATTTTATGGTGGTGGTAGTAATCTTACTGGAGTTGCTAGTGCAGGAACTTCGGCTACACTACAAACAAAAATAACAACAAATATTAATGCTATTACATCTATTAATAATGTGGTTAGCGCACTTAGTTCTATTGTTAATGATGTTAATGCTTCTGCTATTGCTGCTAATGCACAGGCAATTGCTTTGGCTAATACTTCAATTGCTGCTAACGCCTCTACTGTTGCTATTAACATGGCAGCTATTACCTCTGTTAACAATATTGCTACTGCTAATGTCGCAGCTATTACATCTGTTAATACTCGCATAAATGCAGTGTCAGTCCTTGCAGAAACAAAAGCAAGTGCTGCCACCTCTGCTAATCTTGAAACACGTATTAATGCAGTGTCTGTTCTTGCGGAAACTAAAGCTAGCGCTTCTACATCTGTTAACTTAGAAACACGCATCAATGCAGTATCTGTTCTTGCAGAAACAAAAGCAAGCGCAACAACATCAGCTACATTAGAAACACGAATAGCAGGGGTGTCATCTACCTTTGCTACAACCTCTGCAACTTTGGCTACCTCTATCGCAACCGCAGCCGCCGCTGCCGTGGCCTTTGCCATTGCATTGGGCTAACTTTTAGGGTATAATATTGACATGGCTAACTCTTTTAAATTATCTACCGCATCTTCTGTAGGCACAGCTGAAGTGTCTGTGTATGAATGTCCAGCAGCTACTTCAACTACTATCATTGGCTTGACGGTTGCTAACATTATTAACTCACAGATTGCTGTAAACGTAAAGATTAATGATGGCGGCTCTTCCAAGATTCACTTGGTTAAGAATGCCCCAGTGCCTGCAGGTGGTACATTGGTAGTGGTGGGCGGCGACCAAAAGGTTGTCCTTGAGCCTACTGATGTTGTAATTGTTGAATCAGATACTTCAGTATCAAGTGATGTAACAATGAGCTACCTGGAGATTACCTAATGGCAATCAGTAAGATTATTAATGACGGCATTACTGCTGTGACTATTGATGCTTCGGGCAATGTCGGTATAAACCGCACCTCTCCAAATGGTTTACTTCATATGCAGTCGCCATCTGGAACGGATAGTGCTTTATACATTCAAACAAATGCGGCAACAGACGACAGCGTTATCCATTTTGGTGATGATAGCGCTTCTTCTGTTGGCAGTATATTGTATGACCACTCAACAAACAGTATGCAGTTTGAAACTAACGCCACAGAACGCATGCGCATCGACAGCAGCGGGCGGGTTCTTATTGGACGAACAACAGCCACGCTGGGTGGTGGCAATGGCTCTAACCTTCAAATTGGTTCTGGAACTACTGGTGCTGGTTTAACAATTCATACAGGAGCATCCAGTTTAGGCGATATTCAATTTGCTGATGGAACAACGGGGGCAGATAGCTATCGAGGTCTTTTGAGGTATGACCACAGCAACAACAGTATGGCTTTTTGGACTAACGCCACAGAACGCATGCGCATCGACAGCAGCGGGAATCTGCTGGTGGGGCAAGCAAGCGCAGACAATACTACAGCTGGTGTTAGTGCAAGGTCTGATGGGCGGTTGTTTGCTACACGGGACAGTGACCAGCCAGCTTTTTTCAACCGACTGACCAACGATGGCACTATCATTGAGATGGCAAAAGATAGCTCGCTAATCGGGCAGATTGGCGTAATTAGCAGCAGACCTTATATTGCAACAGCATACGGTAGTGACTCTGGTTTAAGATTTGATAGTGCGTTTATTGCACCCTGCACAACGACAGGTAGCGGGCGTGATAACGCTATTGATTTAGGCTCGTCTGGCAATCGTTTTGATGACATCTATGCCACCAACGGCACTATCCAAACATCAGACCAAAACGAAAAGCAACAGATTGCCAGCCTGACTGACGCAGAGATTACTGCCGCCAAAGCAATTAGCAAATTGTTTAAGACATTCAAATGGAATGACAAGGTTGAAGCTAAAGGCGATGCCGCCAGAACGCACACTGGTATAATCGCACAAGACGTCCAGCAAGCAATGACTGACGCTGGCTTGGACGCTGGTGACTATGCCTTCTTCATCTCTACAACTTGGTGGGAAACCCAGACTGAAGTGCCAGCCGTTGAAGCTGACGAAGAAAATGACATTGAGGCTGCTGACGCATACACCCGCACAGATACTTATGAGACAGCCGACGAAGCACCAGAGGGTGCAACAGAACGCACCCGTCTTGGTATTCGCTATCCTGAACTGTTGGCCTTTATTGGCGCAGCTACCGAACAGCGTTTGGCAGATATTGAAACACGCTTGACCGCACTGGAGGCTAACTAATGGCTTACTTAGGACAAGGAGCAGAAGGTAACTTTACTACGACCAACGCTAAAGATACGTTTAGCGGTAACGGGTCTACGACTACCTTTACCTTGTCGCAGCGTGGCACTGAAAACAATGTAGATGTTTTTGTAAACAATGTTAGGCAAGAGCCAGGGGTAGCATATAACATTGAGGGCAATGGAACGTCACTGGTTTTTACTGCTGCACCCAGCACAGGTACTAACAATATTTATGTAGTTAACCGTGGTCCTGCAGAGTTATCTGCTACACACCCTTCAGGGCAAGCTCTTGAGGCAACTAACGGAACATTTACTGGCGACCTGACTGTTGACACTGATACGCTGTTTGTTGACAGCACAAATAATCGGGTCGGGGTGGCGACTGTTTCGCCTTCTCAAAAACTCGATGTAAGAGGCGCAGGCGCAAGAATATATCTTAATGACGCAAATGAAGATATTGACATGAACAGTACTGCCGATGGTCAGTTGCGTCTTGATGGTTCTGGTTATGCTGGTGCAATTGCGCTTAACACAGAGGGAATGAATATTTATACCAACTCTTCTTCAAGAGATATAATTTTTGGCGTAAACGAAACAGAACGAATGAGAATCATCAATAGCGGCGGCATCACATTCAACGGCGACACTGCTGCGGCCAATGCGCTGGACGATTATGAGGAAGGCACTTGGACGCCCATTTTTACCACTAGCAGCGGCTCATTTTCATCTGTGACGTATCAAGAGCAAAACGGCGTTTATGTCAAAGTTGGGCGAATGGTTGTGGTTAGCTTTGATATTAGAACGTCAGCCTTGTCGATGGGAACTGCGTCTGGCTCAGTGTACATTTCTGGCTTTCCGTTTGCCGCTAGTGGAACGCAATTCACTGGGCAATGCGGCGCACAATCAAGCTGGATAACAAACGCCCCTGAATATGCAAACTTGACAGATGGTGCATCTTACGCATTCTTGCGGCGCATAAACGGTGCTGGTTACTCTGATATAACGACATCAAATCTAAACACATCATCTGGCTCAAATAGAAACAGAATACTCGGTTGCTCGATAGCATACCGCACAACATAACCCGTCTGGAAGTCGGGTCGGACAGGTGGCAATTCCGCCACGATAAATAGAAGGAGAAAACAAATGGCATTAACTAAAGAATTTGAATATGACTGCGAAGTAAGGGGCGAACACAAGAACGTCCAAGTTCGCACAGCAACTATCGTAAAAGATGACGGTGAGGAAATCAGTCGCACTTACCATCGCCATGTTCTGCACTGCCGTACTAAGACAGATGACACTTGGGGCGACACAGACATCAGTGGTGAGGACGCAGCAATCCAGGCTGTGTGCAATGCAGTATGGACAGATGCAGTCAAGTCAGCTTACGAAACTGCAATGGATTCAGCAACAGACCTATAAGGATAACCAATGGCTTCACAGGCACGACAACTAGCAGATAAGTCTATAGCACCGCCAGGTCGCCGTAACCTGATTATCAATGGTGCTATGAACGTGGCGCAGCGTGGGACGAGCGTAACTAATTTCGCTAGTAATAATCAGTATCATACAGTCGATAGATTTATTTACGAGGCTAGTGGACCTAGTTCTGTTGATTTTGCTCAAGTTACAGATGCTCCTAACGGTTTTAAAAAATCTTTGAAGGCAACTCTTAATGGAGCATTTACCCCATCAGCAAGTCAGTATTTTATTCCATTTGAGCAGCGCATTGAATCTCAAGACATTGTTTTTCTTGATTATGGAACATCCAATGCAAAAACAGTTACGCTTTCTTTTTGGATTAAATCAAATAAAACAGGAACATATGTTGTAGAGTTTTCTAATGCTGCAAAAAGTAGAAAGTGGTCGCAAAGCTACACCATTAATGCCGCAAACACTTGGGAAAAAAAGATAATTACTTGGACAGGTGACACGGGTGCAGGAACTTCTTTTGATGACGATAATGGAATTGGTGCAACTCTTTTCTGGTGGATGTCGGGTGGCACAACTTTTACAAGTGGGTCGCTTTCGGGTGCTTGGGAAAACGCAACTAGCGCAAATAGAGCAGTAGGTGTTCCTTCTTCTCTAGCGGATGATGACCAGTTCTACATCACAGGCGTTCAACTCGAAGTCGGCTCAGTAGCCACTGAGTTTGAGCATCGTAGCTTTGGTGAAGAGTTGGCTTTGTGTCAGAGGTATTTTCAATATTATAAAAACCCGCCCCTTCGAGGTGTTGTCGCAAGCACAACTTCAGCATACAGGATGGCTATGGTATTACCCGTTGTGATGAGGGCTAATCCTTCTTTAACACTTCAACAAACAGGTGCTTTATCTCATTTTAGGGTATATGACGGAAGTGTTACAGCTATATATTCCTCCTTTAATGCTTCATATTTAAAGGCAGATAAAATTGAATTTGATATTAATGTAACTAGTGGCAGCTTAACAGGCGGTAGAGCAGCTTGTCTTTATGATAGCACTGATACATATGAAAGTGCTTTTCTTATTGATGCGGAGTTATAAATTATGGACGAGATAAATATTACTGAAGCGCAATATCAAGTTGACAGTGTTTCTAATGAAGCTACGAACATTAAGGCAATTATTGATGGCGTTGAAATGTTTGTACCTCTCGCTGCTGGCAACCGCCACTATGACGAAATTATACGCCAAGTAGAAGCAGGAACTCTAACTATACAGGAAGCAGACTAATGGCATATATTGGTAAATCACCCGCAGGACTTGGAGTTCGTGCTAGATACTACTACACTGCCACAGGCGGTGAGACTAGTTTGTCTGGTGCAGATGATAATGGCCGTGTGCTACAGTTTACAGATGGCGAGTATGTTGATGTATACTTGAATGGTGTTCTGCTTGTGGCAGGCACTGACTATGGTACAGGCACTGCCAATACTATTAGTGGTCTTGATGCTTTGTCTGCAGGTAACATTGTAGAGATTGTTGCATATGATATATTTAGCCTTGGCAAAGCAAATACAGAAGCTTTGCGTAGACGTTACTATAAAACTGCTTCAGGCGGTGAGACTTCTATTAGTGGGTCAGATGATAACGGTCTGACAATTACCTTTGCTGCTAATGCAGAGATTGAAGTATATCTCAATGGTGTTGCCTTGGTTCAGGGCGATGACTACAACACAACTACTGCTAATACTGTGGGTGGTTTGTCTGCTCTTGATGCAAGTGATATTGTAAGCATTGTAGTATATGAAGAATTTATTTTAGGTGATGTAGTAAGTAAAAAATCTGGCGGTACATTTGGCGACAGTATTGGTGTAGATGGTGGTATAACAACTAATTCTGGAAGCTTAAAACATAAGCTTCACCATTCTACAGAGAATGATTTTGTTATTCATAGATTTACTACAGAAACCACTGATGATGATAAATTTATTATTGCCTATGGTCCAGGAAATAGTGGTGGTAGTTTTGACAATCAAATAGCTATAAAATCAAATAACTCTGCAGGAACAATAGGATTTTATACAAATACCACAGAACGTATGCGTGTTCTTGCTGGTGGTGGTTTAACATTTAATGGCGATACTGCTGCGGCTAATGCACTAGATGATTATGAGAAAGGCACTTGGACACCTGCTTTTAGTAATACCTTTTTAGAGGGTGCATATAACACTGCAACTGGTTTTACATCTTCAACTGGAACATATACTAAAATAGGTGATTTAGTTTATTGTATCGCTGAAGTAGTATTAACAGGAGGCTCTGGAAACCTTGTTGGAGATGATAATTTTTCTTTTACATTATCAAGCCTTCCTTTTGCTCCATTAAACTCAACAATTCATAAACAACTAGCAGGAACGATAATGGTTTATTCAGCTGTTGGGAGTGGCACGAATGCTAGTGGTGTATTAATTCCTTTGGCAGGGCAATCAGTAATCGTAGCTCAAATTACTGCTCTAGCTAATTCTGGTAGCTCTATTGTTCATTCTAGACCAGTTCAATTAAGTTTTACGTATAGAGTATAGCGGAGATAAAAATGAGTAAAGCAAGACAACTAGCACAAAGAACTAATCAATCGGGTCGAAAGAACCTGATTATTAATGGTGCTATGGATGTTCATCAGCGTGGCGGAACAATATCTATTACAAATGGAACAGGATATACATTAGATAGATTTAAGATTGGCAGAGGGTCTTCTTATAACTTTGATGTTGACGTAAGCCAGAGTTCTGATGCGCCTGCTGACTTTGTAAACTCACTTAAAATAGATGTGCAAGCAACAGCAACACCATCTGGGAGTGAAAATGCTACTCTTGAATACTCTATAGAAGGTCAAGATTTAACACATTTAAATTACGGGTCTTCTTCTGGTAAATATGTAGTTTTATCTTTTTGGGTAAAGTCTAATAAAACGGGAACATATGGTTGTCAATTTAAACTCGACAGTAACAGTAGAAATTTTACTAATTCTTACACAATCAACTCTTCTAATACTTGGGAAAAGAAAACAATTACAATAAATCCCGATACAGCAGGAGCAGCTTTTGCCGATAATAATTTGGTTGGCGCAAGGATTATTTGGCATCTTTCTACTGGCCCAGATGATATTATTTCAGGTAATCGTGACTGGACAGCCGATGCTTCATTTAGGTCTGTAACTGGTCAGGTTAATCTTCTTGATAGCACGAGCAATGAGTTTTACATCACAGGCGTTCAACTCGAAGTCGGCTCAGTAGCCACTGGGTTTGAGCATCGCAGCTATGCTGAAGAGTTGGCATTGTGTCAGCGGTATTATTATATGACTGCGGATGGCAGAGTTGCCTCTGAATCAGGATTAGGGTTGTCCTATGGTCATTCGGATACATCAAGCAGATTTATTATTGATTTTCCCGTTACAATGAGGGCTGTTCCAAGTCTTGATAGTCCCACAGTTACCAACGCATATAGGTTTGTTCACGGCGCAACTAGCTCTTCTACTACTCAGCTTGCAAGCTCTCTCACATTACCTTATGCAAATTGGAACACGACACATAGAATGCTTGTAGGGCAGACAGGATTAACAGACAATAATAGCGGCGGCAAAGCTGGTTATGTTCAAGTTTACCTATCAACAACAGCCTATGTGGCCTTTGATGCGGAGTTATAAGTTATGGATGAAATGATTATTACATCAGCACAGTATGTTGCCTCCGAAGATAGCGGTGGCGGTCAGTGCATTGAGTGTCAAATAGATGGCAAAAGATATGTTGTCCCCATCGCTGCTGGCAACCGTCACTATGACGAAATTATGCGCCAAGTAGAAGCAGGAACACTTACAATTGCAGACGCAGACTAGTTGCTTACTGGCCGTTTATAAGGTATAATATAGAATCTGCAGACTTTTCAAGGAGAAAAATAATGAATGAACCAGATAAGCTTGTGCTAGACTTTGGAGCGCTTGGTGTAACCGCAGGCGCTTTCTTTCAAATACTGCCTAGCATTACGGCGCTGGCTTCCTTGGTGTGGGTTTGCA